AGCAATCACCACCAATCAAAATCCTCCATATGCTCCTGCCAAGTCCCAACATTCTTAGGCATATGATGCTCACGATCAAGAATATTGAGACGAAGAAGCTCAAGTCTAGAAGGAAAATTATTATGAGCAAGCCTGAAGTTAATTTTGCGAAGATATTTAACATCCGCTTCTAACCACTCGGGCATGTTCGCTACAAGAAAAGCAGGTCCAACCAATTTTGCACTTATCTCATAGGTCCAATTATAAATTGTCTTAACAAAATTATAGGATACAGGGTCTATTCCCAAAGTGTCATAAGCAAGCCCTATCAACCTGGCCAAATTAAGGTAAATTGGAGCAGCTCTATCCCGAGGAACACCCGCACGCCAAAAATACTGAGGAACAGGCCTCCATGACACAATTGAAGCAATCTTAGGCTCATAAAGTTGAAGATTAAAATTATCAGCACGAATAAAATGTCTTTTAAGATATGATGGTCCAGTATAAACTCTATTAATTACTTCGTTATTTCTAACATGAAGATAAGTAAGACAACTTGTAAACTCTTGCATGTTTTTCATTTGGATTTTATGACAGGTTTGAAGATAGGCAGTAAAACCCTCAACATTAATCCAACTCCTTAACGTTTTAGGGTAAGTTTGAAGAAAATCATCCCCATAAACAAACAAAGCAATAAAACGAGCTGCTAAATACCTCCAAATGGAACGTCGCACTTTTATATCAACCTTCTCCATAACATGGAAGATATAAGCAAGCCAATAAACAATTCCAACAATCCAAGAATCACCATGAGATGTCTCTAAAGAACCAGAAGGCATAACTCCAATCAAGAGAACAAAATCCTTTATCCAACGAACCGTTTTACCAGCCAGCTGTTCAGCACATGACTCAAGGATATACTGGAATGTACGATAGTGAGGATCCTCATCATCACGACGAATCCAAATTTGAGCAAACATCAAATAAAGAACTAAAGGAATCGCAGTTATTGAGGTGTCCAATGATTTAATATCTCCTGACGAGATTACTTGGGAGCCAGCCTTTTTAAAGACATAAGTACAATTAACATTCTCCTTAGAATCTCCATCAAGAGAAACTCTCTCATACTCATCCATCAAACCCCCATGAAGAGCGTTATGCAACAAGAAAGCACCACCTCGAGTCCACGTCAAACCAATATTAATATTCACAGTCAGATTAGCAGCCCCAATCTCATTATTAATATGCATACATTTAGGAAACATAGTACGCTCGGCTTTAACTCTAGTCTGAAAGAATTTATGGAGCATAGAATCATTTGAAAGGAAAAATAACCTAGCTTTATGAAACATCTCTTTCACAGCAAGCTCACGCAGATCCTCAACATCAACCGGGTGAAGATTTTGCTCTTTAATTGAAAGAGTAGTTATAAAATTTTTGAGATGTTTTTCAAAGGGAACAGACCCAAACTGAGTTTCATCCATAGCAGTAAAATAAGCTCGCAACATTTCTTTAACTAACAACGCTTGAGCCTGACTTTTATTAGGATGTGACGTAAATTTTACTTTAGTAGAAGAATCAAGCTGAATGTCCGGATAATCAGGCCACTGACGAAAACCACATTTAGTTTTATTAAATTTCATTTTAAGTAAATCATCAGGGTGAAAAGAAAATTTTACTTTTTTTAATGTGACACAATGTAAATAATAAAAATTTAAAGCTCGATCAACATGGTCAAAGTTAAATTCAGGTAAAAACGAAACATAATTCTTTGGCAAGCGAGACAACTTCTCAGTCAGACCCAGAAGAGGATTGAAACAAGCGTTCGAAACATATGAATACTTCCTCGTCCCACCATAAGCAAGATTATATGCAGATACTGCCCTCAAACAAAGAACAACCAACTTAGGAACCCCAACATCCTGCATAAAATGATTAGTAACCAAATGATTATTGGGACACACAAGATTCTTAGTTATACCTAACTCCCAGTGCGCAAAACGCAACTGATCGTATCGGAATAACAAATCTGCAATAGCTGGTTGAATAAAGTTTTTAGGAGTGGCTGTAGGAAGCCAATTATCAGGAAGGGTAGGAATAATCATCTTATAAATATTAGTTGATTCCATAATACTAGCCCTCTCCTTAGGTTCCTGATATATACCATCTCCTTTAATCCCAAAGATTGTAGAATTTTCCAATCGAAATATATCTAATTTTTGATTCAAATAAAATAACAATCTCTTCTGAGTGTCCTCAAAAGTCTCACCAGCCATACGCTGATAGACCACATGGGGTCCTTGACGATTACTCAAATCATACTCAACTGTTCCAACATCCTCGTACACCTTAATGGTATATTTTCTCGCTATGAACATTGCCGTTCTTAATTTAAACTCGGCAGCCCAGCGCCTCAACTTATTTCTAGAAGGGAGAAACGTTGTGTCAGTTGGTCAAGGGACGCAACCAGC